GTATTAGAAGCATCAACTACAGTATGTGATTTATTTAATAAACTTCTATCCAAACCACCAACATCATCCAAGCCTTCCAAAGTTATTGTGTCGCTATTTGCTAAACCATGACTTCTGTAATGAACTTTTACTGTAGCAGATGAAGATGTGGTTTCTATTGGATTGGTTCTAATAATTTTGCCATCTAAACGAACTGCATCACTACCACCTCTTGCGGTACTTGTTGCTGTTGTCGAAACAACAACTGTAACTGTGTTTTCTGTTATAGCTGTAACAGTATGTGCTTTATTTATATCAGAAGCTGGTACACCGCCAACTGCTGTAGCGCCTGAAATAGTAATAGAATCGCTTACAGCAATATTATGTTCTGCAAAATCTATAACCAATGATGTTGAGCCTGATGTGGTTTTTAAAGGATTGGCTAGAACAATATTTTTTTGTGTAACTGCAACTGTAAGTGTATCTGTAGTCCTTGCGGTAATTTTATGATCTAAGGCAAGAATTCTGCTTTCAATACCGCCAACAGATGTTGTCTCTAAATTAAAAGAAACTGCTTCATCAACTTTGGCAAAGTTATCAGCATTGACTGTAATTAAATTAGAACCTGATGTGGTTTGTATCAACACAGGTGCAACCAATTCATCATCAACTGTAATTTCACTACCACCAAATTTTCCTGATTTTACAGATGTTACTGTATTAGGAACTGCAATAGTAAAACCAAAGCCATCTGAATCTATTGAAGTGATTGCATGAGTTCCAGCACCTTCTAAAAAATTAATTGCAGAACTTAAAATAAATTCGCCATCATCAAATGTTTTAGATTCAAAACCATTTATCTTTACTTGCTGTCCAACAGAAAAATTTGCTGTGCTTCTGTTTGCATAATTAATATGTATTCTTACTGAGCCTGATTGCAAACTGAATGATGGATTGGTTGGTTTTATTTCTCTAAAAATACTTTTTTGAGCTGGTGAAGTATTGTTGATTGGTGATGTTGAAGAACCTTGTGTTGATACGCTAGAACTACCACCGCCTGATGCAGTAGCACCTGTAGTCATTCCCCAATTTAATTCTTTTACTACAACTGAACTGAATCTAAATCCTGTATCACCAGCAAAAAAACTTTGTTGAGATTCATTGTTTGTAAATCTTGTATTGATTCTATCAAAATCCACAAATAATGAACTTGCTTGTACTGCTATTGTGCTAGTTCCAGCATCAACATCTTCTTTGATTACAGGATTATTTAATCTGCCATTGAATATTAATAAAGGATCAGAAACCAAAGCATCGTTACTATCTAAAAATGCTTTATAAATTTCTACTGTTCTATCTAAGTAACCACCTGTTAAAAATAAATTAATATATGTGGTATCTACTCCTGATAAAGAAATACTTATGGTTTCAATATTGGCTTCATTGGTTTCTACGATATCTGAAAAAGCTAAAAAACTTCCTGTTGGTGTGTAAGTATTTGCATCGTAAGTTACAGGAATATAAGCATCAGATAAAAAATAACTGACATCATCAAAAGATAATTTAACTAAATGAAAAGGTTTATTTGCAGATTTAACAATCTCTGTTTGAAATGCACCTGTACTTCCTCTATCCATCTCATTAAAACACTTCTATTAAAGTCATACTAAAACCAAATAAAGCAGTAGTATCTGTAGCAAATTGTGTAATATCTTCGGTAAAAGAAACTGTAAAAGGTACTGATGCAAAAGTTATGGTTTCATCATTAGCTACTGCATTTAAAAGATTAGGTGCAAAATTTAAAGTTGCATGGCTTGTACCATCTGCATCCATGTCAGCAGTAGCCATATACACTTTTGAATGACCACTAAATTTAAAGAAATCACCAGCTTTTATAATGCCTGATTCTGAAGCTGTAAGACCATCTATGGTCGCTGAACTTGCACCAACTGACACCGCACCATCAACTACAGGAGATTCGCTTGTATCGCCTTGTGATGTGCTTATAACAGGTGGTACATAAGTAAAGGTTTCAAACTGACCTTGTTGCTTCATAGCAAAAGCGTAAATAGGTGCAAACTCTGATCTAGTCATTGGTGGGAACTCCACTTCTAATGACCATCTTTGTCCACCTCTTCTTCTAACTTGTCTTTTTAAATTTTGTGTAACAGAAACTAAAGTAGGCTCTATAGATTTAATATTTACGCTACTTGCCGCTGGTGCTGTTGGGAAACTGCCACTCATGTTACAAAACCTCTTCTACCTCGCTTATTGAATTCACTTTCTATTATGGCAGATATAGTAGGTGCATTTTCTGTGATTGCAGATAAAGTATCTTTTGAATCAAAGGCTTGAATATTATAAGTAATATTTACAGGCATACCACCTGATCCCATGCCACCACCTAATCTATTGTTTGGTACGATTGTTCCTGTTTTGTTTGGCACAAATAATTCTGCACCAGCTTCACCAACTAAATAAGGTCTATTAGCTGTTACAGTACCACCTCTTTCCTTACCTATAAGACCTGAAAATAAAGTACCGAAACCACCTGTAATTCTATCTATAATTAATTTTCTAATTGCAATTCTTAACAACTCCTTAATAACAAAATTTGCAAAATCTTTGAAAGCAAATTTACCTGACATAAGACCATCAACTAAAGTATCTTCAAATTTTTTCATGCTTTTAACAATTGTGTTTTCTATAGCGATGCCTGTTTCAGAAAGTTCTTGTTTGAATTTACCTAATGGGCTAAGTAAATCAGTAAATGCTTGTGTACCTCTGTTTGTAAATTCTTCTGTGCCATTAGTTAAAGTATTCATAGCTTCAACAGAACTGCCAATCATATTTCTGTATTCACCTACT